TTGTTCGTACGCGAGATATAAACCACTATGATCAAAAACCTCTTCTCCGTTACACTCAAATCTCACGTTTTTTATGATACGGTGATCTGAACGCTTCGAGGCGTACCGGGACGAAAAAGACTGATCCGATGATGAGGTGTTAAGTAGGCGGTCAGTCGGACCCATCGAGGAAGAAATTCCGTACACTCGAACGTGACCAGAACTACCGTTCGATGGGTTCCCAACAGCGACCCTCGATCCGTCTGCAGATAGCGATACTGAGAAACCGGACTGGTCACCGCTGTATTTAACTATAAATGCGTCGCTTCCAGACGTAACAGGTAAATTGAGGCCATTACCTAAGGAAATTGGAGTTGTAGAACTATATTCTCCGGTCACGTATACACTCCCTCCCGAATCGACCGCTATACCACGCCCTATATCAGTTGACGTTCCTCGTATTGTTTGAAACCACTGTGCAGTTCCTGATGTATCGTATTTAACTATAAATGCGTCGGTTGTAGACGAAACAGGTAAATTGAGCCCATTACCTAAGGAAACTGTAGTTGTAGAAGTATAGTATCCGGTCACGTATACATTCCAACTCGAATCGACTGCTATACCATACCCTATATCAGTTGACGTTCCTCGTATTGTTTGAAACCACTGTGCAGTTCCTGATGTATCGTATTTAACTATAAATGCGTCGTTTCCAGACGAAACAGGTAAATTGAGCCCATTACCCAAGGAAACTGTAGTTGTAGAAGTATAGTATCCGGTCACGTATACATTCCAACTCGAATCGACTGCTATACCATACCCTGTATCAGTTGACGTTCCTCGTATTGTTTGATACCAGGTAGGACGTACACTATTACCCAATTCACCGTCTATGTCATCTCCCATCTGGACCCACGCACTCCCGGACCAGTTATACACTCGGACGTGACCAGAACTACCGTTCTCTGGGGCCCCAATAGCGACCCTCGTTCCGTCCGCAGACAGTGATACTGAGTAACCCGACTGATCACCCGCAGCTTCGCCATCTATGTTAGCACCTAATAGGTCGAAAGATGGAGGTGGATCTGCGGGATAATTATTTCCAGTCTCTTCCTTCGCGAGGAACAGGAGTTCTTTCACGGGATTCGTAAACTTTAACAGGGCTGATTTATTCGTTTCACTGGGTTTAAATTGTAAAGTAGATTTCTGTAACTGTGTAATTCCATATTCCATCGGTCGGGTCTTTAAAAAGTTCCGTTCATCTTCGCTTATGAAAAAAAAGTCTGTGATTAAGGATATGTCTCGAATTCCGGCATCTGTCGTGACATTTCTTGTGACGATATCACCTATCGTCGTATACGTGAAACTAACGTCATCACCAGCGTCTTTGAATTTGACGTACACTTCGACGAGTTGTTTAGTTATGGCGCACATGGGTATAGCCAGACTTGAATGCCTGAAAAAATAAAACGGTAGATTGAGGTAGAATGTATTGTATGAATTACTCACATTCAGATGATTATTGTGCCCACCAAGAAAGTATAAAGTCTGTTCTATATCATCCGTATTATTGTGTAATTGGTTGTACATGTATATGTAATCACCTGTGACACGTTCGATCGTTTGACCACCAATTCGGAGATCGGCGTATTCTATAATACTCGTAGTCAGGGACGTGTTATATAAATTCGATATCAGGGGGTCAGACGATTCGGGGAGTGGTTCCAGTGTCATCTTTAGCATCATACTTCTGATGAGGTCGCCCATGTTGTTCGGTATTCTAACTTCGGCATATCCACCGAGTTTCTTTTCGCCACCGAATGGTATCTCTACAGCTTCAGTCGCGAATCGTGTATGTTTTTTATAATTCATGACGAAATATGAAAATTGTGGTTCGCCGGTCATCCACTGGTCCTGAATACCAGTAGTTGTGAGTCTGACACGACCGGCCATTCTTAATACATGTGAGTAAAATTTTACGAAATAAATCGTGGCACTATAGTAGATGGATCTGAAACTCCGCAAGTTCAAGCCGGAGACGATGGCAGATGACAAAGTATGCATTTTCGTAGGTAAACGTAACACGGGTAAGTCGACACTCGTTACTGATATATTGTGGCACAAAAAACATTTACCCGCTGGTATAGTACTGTCCGCGACAGAGGAGGGTAACCATTATTATCAGCAATATATCCCCGACCTATTCATTTATGGGGATTATGACAGGGAAGCCATCGAGCGTGTGATGGACAGACAGCGTAAATTAGTCGGTGCAGGGAAACAGAATTGTGGTGCGTTTCTACTTCTCGATGATTGTATGTACGACAATAAGTTTATGCGGGATACGTGTATTCGCCAATGTTTCATGAACGGTCGTCACTGGAAAATATTTTTTATGTTGACCATGCAATACTGTATGGATTTACCCCCAGCACTTCGCGCCAATGTCGATTACGTATTCATTTTACGTGAAAATATCATACAAAATCGTGAAAAGTTATACAAATCATTCTTCGGTATTTTTCCAAATTTCGATATGTTCAACAAGGTTATGGATGCGTGTACAGAAAACTATGAATGTATCGTTCTCGATAACACGTCCAAGAGTAACAGGATCGAGGATTGTGTTTTCTGGTACAAGGCAAAGTTGCGAACGAATTTCAGGGTGGGTGCACCAGAATTCTGGCAGGCGCATAAAAAGATGTTTAATCCCAAAGGAGGTGGTAAGAATTTGAAAGATGCTAAAAAAACAACCGCCTTAAAGATTACGAAACAAAGATAGATAGATGTCCTATTCTTCCCCGGAGTGTACATTCAAGTATCGTGTTTCTTCTCTCGAAAAGGTTGTAGATGGAGACACGATTGATGTCAACATTGATCTCGGTTTCGACGTTTGCACGAAGCAACGCGTACGTCTTCTGGGCATCGATACCCCTGAATCTCGCACTTCAGACGCGGAAGAAAAGAAGTTTGGCCTGCTCTCGAAGAAGAAGCTCAAGGAATGGTGTATGAAGGCGGTCGCTTCTGATAAGGATGATATCGAAATTGAACTTCGATGCCCCGAAGCTGATTCCCGTGGAAAGTTTGGTCGAGTTCTCGCAGAGGTGTGGGTATGTGAGGATGGGGAATGGACCAATGTTAACAAGTGGATGTGCGATAATGGTTACGCCGTGCCGTATGCTGCACAGAACAAGTCCGAAGTTGAGGCACTTCATATGGCGAACAGGGTGCGTGTCAGAGATCAATTATAAATTCAATTAAACGATAAACTATTGAGATAGTAAATATGTCGACACTTACAAATTTACTATCTTACCCGGTCGTGTCGCTGAGAAAGAGGTTTGGGAGAAATAATAGGGCATTCGTGGATAACACCACACCGCCTTCTGAGATTGTACCGGAGTGTAAGTACGGGGAATACTGTATAAAATCCGAAGTGACGGCTCGAGATGTTAAGGGTGATATTGATCAGACATTCATCGGATACAGTGGTGATATGAACATCACCGTAAAGACTAGATATGCATGTGAGCGCTATAAAAATAGAAACACGACATGCGATGATCCGACTATGGTCATAAAGGGTGGTGACTGTAAAGAGGTTATATTAGTAAAAAACCGTGTCGGTATGATTCGAGAAATATCGAGTATTTAGTTGATTTCTCCGGGTACGAACTCGTGCTTATGAACCCATAAATTACAAATCCACTTCTCACCTGAATGTACGGTTGTCCCCGCATGTAAAGCGTCATCGGTGAACATGTCCCAATCATTTAATGTATTAAAAACGAGTACATCTCCTCGATTCAACCTGTACTTCTTTTTAATTGTAGGGAAAACAGTCTCACCTCCCTCATATTCCTCATTTAATCCAATGATGCATGTGTACATTCTGTAGTTTTTTTCCAAGTGCTTTTCGAATGTATCCTGATGTTCTGTGTAAAAGCCACCAGGTTTGTATTTCAAAACTTGTAAATGTTCACAGTTTTTGGATGGTCTATCAGTAAAAGACGAACACTTATCGATGACTTGTTTGACAACTTTATCACTCTTCGGATCTAACCAAGCAGTTTTACTTTTACGTATGGACTGGTCTACCTCGCGATCCTCTGAAACTGTCGAAGGTTCGAGTTTGGTGGAAGCGAGGTTTATGATATGATCACACACTCTCGGTGTAAACACATTTCTGTACACGCGCGGCTGGTGATACCTCGGTCTATATAATACACACAACACTATGATTGCTATTATGACGAGTAATGATCTCCTCATTTGATATTAGATTACAAAATATTATAAGGCAAACGCGATGTGTATCGACGCCGTATGTCTCGTATGACATCATTCGTGTACGTCTTGAGATCCTGTATCTCACCTTGTATATCGGTCAGTGTACTCGGGTCTAATATAAATCTTCGTAGCGCGTCACTGACTGTATCTATGAACATCCGGTATATGTCCCGTACATCTCTCACTTTGTCATTCGCCTTTTCGCGTTTTTGGAGTTCGTGTTTGAACTTCTCAACCGATATTTCACCCAATAAATATTTGATTCGAAGATGGTGATGGTCCTCGTATATGTACCCAAATCTAAGTACGAGTTCTCTTTGTATTCTCGTCAATTCCAAATGAACGTCAAGCAATTCGGGTGGTGCTCGATTTCGCTTTAGTTCCTGGTAT